GTTTAGTTTTTTATGGAGATAGATGTGACCATGGTCAGGCATTAAAATTTCCTAGAAATAATTATCAAGTAGATGATGTTGAATTAGCTTGCACAGCCATTCCAAATAATATTAAGTATGCACAATACGAATTATCTAGAGCTTTAGCAAATGATACTGATGCAATTACAGGAGTATCAGGAAAAGATGGAAATTTTAGTGAAGTAAAGCTAGGAGATATACAGGTTAAATATAATACAGATAGTCAGGGTACTGGTTCTGTTAATAATATTATGGATGTATATCCTTGGTTACAAAGTTACCTTGGAGCGTATATGCTAGGTGGAGCAGGTAGTTTTCAAATGAGGGTAGTTAGAGGATAATGGCAGGTCAATTAGATTCACTACTAAAAAATGTAGCTAAACAGATTGTTTCTGATTTAGGTACTTCTTTAGATTCAACTATTTCTTATGTAAAAAAAGGAACATCTAGTTATAACTTAGACACTGGAGAAGAAGTTAGTATAGATACTACTTATTCAGATTTAAAAGTTCCTGTTGAATTTGTTCAATCTACAGAAGATGATGGTAGAGAAAGAAGAGAAGCAAAGATATATATTTCACCCGATTTAATTGGTGATAATCAACCTAGTTTTGAAGATGAAATTACAATAACTTATGCTGGATCTACAAGAGTAGGGCAGATAGTTAATATAGATACAAGACAAGGTGGACAGACGTATCTGTTTACAATATTGGTGAGGTTCTGATGGCTACAGCAAGAGCTATCAATAATATTATTCCAGATTTGGAAGGAAATTTAGAACGTGATTTAAATACTCTTGTTCGTGCTGTAATAACTGATTTATCTACAGAAGAGAATAGTCCTGTAGATACAGGCTTTTTTGCTTCAAGCTGGACTGCTGGTACGCAAAGACCCAGACCTGATGAAGCCAGAGAATCAGTTGCTCCTTGGAGTAATATTAAGCCGACAAGAAGAGGTGCTAGATCATCTCAAGCAAAAGTAGAACCTAGATTTATTAATTCAATACCAAACTTTAAACCTTTTTCAAAAGTATTTATTGGTAATAGATCACAATATGCAGCTAGGGCTTTAGCTTCTCCAAGAAGTAAAATACCTCAATATGTTCAAAGCGATTTAAGAAACTTAATAAATCAAATATTTACAGATAAACCAAAACTAGGTATTGCTGCATTTGGTACTGGTGTTAGAGGTAAATCTGATAATGTTAGATTTACAGGAGGCGGTATTGGTCAATTTAGTGATCCTAGTTCTGTATTTGTTGATTACGAAACTCTATGACTTTAGTTAACACAAGAGCAGCTTTTGAAAAAGCAGTAACAGATGCAGTTGCAGACGTAGATCCAACTGTAGAAATGGTTTATGACAACATGATTTATAAAACACCAGGTAAAACTAAAAAATATATCGTCATGTCAGTAGACTTTGCACAGGCTACATCTCAAACTCAAGGAGCATCACAAGATTTTTATTCTGGTGTAATTCAATGTAATGTTTATGTACCAAGAGGTAAAGGTAGTGCAACATTATCTGGATTAGGAGAAGCTGTTATTGATGGACTTACCTCTGTTAATGCTTCTGGTTACACAGATACTTTTAGTTGTAAACCTAGAGTTTTGGATATTGTCGGTCCTGCTCCTATTGAATTAGATGACTCTTCACACTTTCTTGGCTTAATATCTTGCCAATTTACCGCTAACGCTTAATATAGTAGAGTAATATAATTTTGATATGACAAGAGCAGTAGACTTACTCAAAAACAGGTTTGGAGTTTCTCAACTTTACAAACATGACATTAAACAAGACGATGAGATTATTCTTACTGTCTATTGGCATCCTTTAACTATTGCAGAACGAGAGGCAATACAAAAGAAAAGCAGTTCTGAAGATGTAAATGATTACGCTTTGCAAATGATGATTGAAAAAGCAATAGATAAAGATGGTGCAAAACTATTTCAAGATGGAGATAAGGCTTCATTAAGAAGAGAGATTGAAGCTTCTGTTCTTGAAGAAATTCAGTTGGCTATGGTAAATGCTGGTGCTGACAAGGAGGTAAAACAGGCTAAAGCCGATTTAAAAAGCTAATAAAGATTGGCAATTTTTATTTTCTTTAGCAAAAACATTACATAAAACTGTAGCTGAACTATGTGATACTTTAACTATTGAAGAGATGGTGGGATGGGCTGCATATAATGAAATTGAAAATGAAGAATATGAAAAACAAAAAGAACAAGCACAAAGATCTAGTGCTTTACGAGGTAAAAAGAGGTAATATAGAGAAAATGTTTTAGTTTTTATAGCAAGTGGCTAATTATAACGTAGATATTTCTGTTGCTATAAAGAATACCAATAAATTAACTGCTTTTAATAAACAATTAGATAAAACTGCGAAGATTGCAGAGCGAGCAAGAAAAGGTTTAAAAGAAATAGGTCAAACTGCTAACACTAATGTTGCCACATTAAATAATTTATCTGCTGCTTTATCTAAAGCTAAATCAGAATTTAGAGATACTGTTTTAGGAACAAAAGCTAGTGTCTTGGCTGCTAGAGATTTAGCAACAGCAGAAAGAATGGTTAATAAAGAGCTTAAAGAAAGAACTGCTTTAATGAATAAATTTAGATTTCAAGGTGGTGGTAGTGCATTTAAAAGTTTTAGTCAGTCAGCTAATCAAATACAATCTCCAAATCTTTTTACTACTGCACAACAAAAATCTATAGATAGACAAAATAGAAAACAAGGTAGAACTCCTGTGCCATTTGGTCCTCAACAGTTTATAGGTCCATTACCAATGCAAGGTCCGATGTTTGGTCCAATGCAAGGTCCAATGGCTGGTCCTAAACAAATGCTTGGCCCTGGAAATTTTAAAGGTAGGATTTTAGCAAATTTAGGACAATCAAAACTAGAAAGAGAAATTGCTGCTGCTGGATCAAATCGTGGAGGATTAGGTGGTGGTTTTAAAGAATTTAATAAAAATGCTAAAAAAATACAAGCAGATACAAAAAAAATAAGTACAATAGTTGCTCAGAATCAAGCACAAGGAATACAAGCTTTTGGTAATCAGCAATTTGCACAACCAATAGGACCAGTTAGACCTGGACCTTTAGGTCGTTTAGGTATTGGTACAGGTGCAAATCCTAAAGGTATGTTTGCAAATCCTAGAGGTAAAGCAGGTAGGATTTCTGGTGGACTAAGTAATGCTCTTATTGGTGGTGGTTTTCCTTTGTTATTTGGTCAAGGTGCTTTGGGAGCGGCAGGTGGTGGTATTGGTGGTGCAGTTGGTGGAGCATTAGGAGGTCCATTTGGATTTGGTTTATCTATTGCTGGTACAGCAATAGCTCAAAGAATTGCAGAAGGTCAAGATTTTGAAAAACAGATTGATAAAGTCAACAAATCAATATTAGCCACTGGTAGTTCTGCAACATTTACTTCACAAGATATTAAAAAATTAGGAAAAACTTTAGGAATGACAAAACAAGAAGCATTGCAAGCTGCACAAAGTTTTAAAGCTTTTGATGCTGCAATGAGAACTTCTTTATTGGTTACATTTGGAGATGAAGCAACATTTAATTTAATAAAAGGATTAAAAACTAATGTTGGTTTAATAAACGATATTCAAGAAGCTGAATCAATTATTGGAAGAGAGAAAGCAGATCAATTATTAACTTCTTTAAGAACTGAAGGTAGTTTAAAAGTTCAAAAAAAATTACAAGAAGAAATTATAAAAGTTAGAGAAAACGAAAGGATAGGTAATAAAAATAAAGTAACCAATTTTGATCGTTTTATGGGTTTTGGTAGAACTTTAGGTAATAAATATTTAAATTTTTTTGGACAAGGACCTGGTGCTGGTAACGCTAAAGTTACAGGAGAAGATATTAAAGATATTAGAATTGATAAAATTTTAGGAGAAAATTTACAAGATAAAACTACTGCTGTAACTCAGTTAGGGGTTGAATTTGAACGTGCAATGGGAATTAAATTAACTTCAAATATTGCTGCTGTAAGAGATGAATTAGAAATGTTAATGGACCCTATTAATCAATTAACAACATTAGCAGAAACAGTTGGTAGTGCATTTGGAGAGTCATTTAAAGGCTTAATTAAAGGTTCTATGAGTGCTCAAGAAGCATTGCGTAATTTATTTATGCGTACAGCAGACCATTTTTTAGATATGGCTGCACAGATGATTGCCAAACAGATTCAAATGAGCATATTAGGAATAGGATTTAAATTTTTTGGTGGTGGAGGAGCTGGTGCAAGCAGTGTTCCTTTTATAACAGATACTAATTTAAGTGGAAATAATTCAAGTAATTTTTTAGGTGGAGCTAATCCTTTTAAAGCAGATGGTGGTCCAGTAAAAGCTGGTGGTAGTTACATAGTTGGGGAACGTGGCCCTGAGATGTTTAGTCCAGGGGTATCAGGAATGATTACACCAAATCATGCTTTAGGTGGTGGAACAAACGTAGTAGTAAATGTAGATGCTTCTGGTTCTTCTGTTGAAGGTGATGAAGATAGAGGTAGAGAACTTGGTCGTCTTATATCTGTCGCAGTACAATCTGAATTAGTACAGCAAAAAAGACCTGGAGGTTTACTTGCATAATGGCTACTTTTCCTTCAATAACTCCTACTTACGGAGTACAAAAAAGATCCGC